ACCCTGCCTTGGTGGGACTAATCCCATTCTTCTCATTTGTTCTTCATCATTCTCTATTGCCCCTGGTCTTGGGGAACCAGGTGGCATGGCTACCGGTCCTCCCTGCGGTGTTACCGGCGGCACACCCATAGCGGCATTAGGCATAACTTCAGGTGGCAGCCCGGGAGGTCCACCCGGAAGTGGCGGTCCGCCTGGTCCTGGTGGCGGTGGTGGTGGCCCACCGGGGCCTCCGCCTGTAAATCCTGTTGTCATAGCCATCTTGGTAGCTGCTACCTTCTCCATCATCAGGCGCATCAGCTCACCGTAGTAGAACTGTGCAAGGTCACCTCTTCCCCTGTTTTCCAGAGATGCGAGCAGTGACCAGAGACTTGCTTCAGGCAGAGCCTTCTCAGCAATCTGTTCCTTGATAACATCATCCAACTGGTCAGCATCCTGCAGACCGAGAATCATATCTCTTATAAATATGTCAGGCAGCAACGGTGTCTCTCCCTCTCGTGCTATCTGGGCCATAGTCATCTTGGACATATCGTCCTGTGGCAACTGGCTTACGATAGACACTTCAGGGTCACCGCCACTCTTGACTATTTCAGGACTGATTTCATCTGAGAAATACATCCTGTCACGGTCACGACCTGACACTTCCATAGCCTTGAATCTACCGCTTGCATACTGCTCACTTACAATAGTAAATATTGAGCGGTATGCTTTTTCAAGCGACTGTATCCGCGGGGCAAGAACTGTTTCAATTCCCTGGCGCAGGGTATTGATTGCATACCCTGACAGCTGGAACTGTAATTCCCCATAAATAGAATAGGGCAGACCGCCTCTCTGAACCTCGGATGATACAAGTCCCATGAATGCTCCTGACTCTTTTGCCATCTCAAGCATTCCCAGGGGTTCAATCTCCTCACCCTGCGCAAGGGCTATCTCTGTCCCTTCCTTGTATGGGTCTTCATCGAGGGTCTTGCTGCCGTCTCTTGACGTTACTTTGAGTCCCTGCTTTCGTGACCTTGCGGTCAGTTCAAGCATCGTGGACATCATAAAGTTATTGTTTTCAAAGTTCTCACGGTTGTGCTTGAACACTGATTCACCGTAGTCAGCCACGGCATCTGAGCCTACCTCGTCTGACTGAATCAGCGGAGCGGCACCCACCATTCCCACAAAGCATGGGACACCATCGTAACCATGAGCGGTACGTTTTTTAAGAATCCTGTCTTCCATGACAACGTAGTTATCTTCCCTGTCATAGAAGTCATAAACACAGACACTTTCATCCCTGTCCTCTTCTACACCCAGGCTGCGGATACCGTACTGTCTCCGAATATCAGCCGGAGATTTTCTCAGCTTGTAGCATGCCCATTCAAGACCGTCCGGGCCTTCACCCCAGTAGGTATTCAAAGGGTCCCACGGTGTTATATCCACCTTTGTTTCGCCCTTATCATTCTTGACCAACAAGGCTCTTCCGGCATACCACCCACGCACGGTTGTGTACCATGCAAGCTGGTCACGCAGAGCCGGAAGCATACGCATGGTAAGGTTATCGTCTGCCGCACGGAGAATTCCTGTAAGGAATCTTTCTTTCTGGTTGTTGTTATCCCTCTGGTCCCTTTCGTTTCCGTTAAAGGGAATCCTCACCACCATCTCAGCGGATGTAAGCCAGCTGACAATCTTGTCTGCCATTACCTGTGGTTCGTTGGAAGTGTAACTGCGGTATCCGTCACCGGCATCGTAAGACTCCAGGCGGTAAAGCTTGTGGTCCTGTTCCATGCGGTCACGCAGGGGATAAGTTGCAGAGTGGTGTCCTTCGACCATTTCGATTATATCAGTAGGTTTTTTTCTTGCCAAAACTACCACCTTTTAACCTTAATAGCGTCATGCCCCTGTACATAGGCATAACCATAATTGTCAACTATACCGTAAATCAATGCTTTTACACCATGATTATTTTTGTCTTCCGGTGTGTTTCCCACAATATTTCCGTCCCTGTCAGTCTTCCACCTGTAGGCTCTTGTCTGTCCGTCAAACGGATTCGGGGCCGCGCCGAACTCTGACAGCAGTCCTGTGCAGCTGGAGTCTATTATTATCTTGGGCCTTCCGCTAACAGGGTCAGGTTTCAGAAAGCTTTTAAGTCTTTCAGTTCCGTCATTAATCATAACTTTCTGGGAACTCATATAGAGACCTGTGCGTTTCATCCATATCTCAGCCGGTGCCGCCATAGCCTGGTGCTGATACCCTGCGACATCTATAACTCCGTACTGCACATCCTTCCACCAGGGTTTCTGCTGGCAAATCTGAATCATCTCTTCAGTAACGAGACCTTTCTCATAGACCTCATCTATGACATGAATCACGTCATCGTGTATCTGAACAGCCACAATCGAGTAGGCACCTGCATAGCCGGGGTCCATCCACAGGTGGATTGGGGTACCGATATCCCAGTCAACTTTATCAACGTGCAGATTGGGCCTGAACTCAGGGAACACAAGTCCTTCAGGCGGTGACGGAATTCCCTCTATTCTTTCAAGGAAGAAGTCATCACTTGAATCTCTTTTAAGTCTCTGTATTTCGGGGTCATCTATACCACCGGGATACAGGAATTTATTCGTATAGCTTGGCAGCGAGAAGCTTGCCTCGTCTTCCGTGTGTATGGACCAGGCTGTATGCATCTGCGGATACCACCCAAGCGAACCTTCAAAGGTTCCTGACAGGAACATCCACCCTCGTTTTGGCGCACACCTGCCACGCATCCTGTAGAAAGTTTCAAGGTCGAGCTGTGATGCCTCACACCCGATGATTCCATTGGGCGCCCGCATGGCTAAAGTTCGCGGGTCTTTGGCTGACTTGGTTTCTATCCTGGTACCGTCTGCAAGAACTATTCTTCCGGGGTCCACCCTCTTTGAGGATTCGGATAGTACTCCCAGTTTTGCAAAGTCATCCACGAGGTATTCAAACTCTGCCCTGGTTCTTTCGTAGTCAGCTGCGACAAGCCAGTAAAGACCAGGTTCATTTATCTCAAGGAATCTTGCGAGGAGGAACTTTGAGGCAATCATGGACTTGCCTGCCTGCTCACCTCCGGCTACGAGGATAAATCTTTTATCTGAATCGAGTATGGGCATCTGGGCATTGGTAGGCTCAAACCCAACTTTACTGTATATGTAATCTACTACACCGGGTTCACGTGTCTGTGTCATTTAAAGACCCGAATTTACTCTTGAGAATATCGCTAGCCTGCTGAACGGCAGACTTTTCCTGCACCTCTTCCGGGTCCATCTTTCTTGCTGTTGGTGGCAAATCCTTGGATTCACGCATGGCTTTTCTGAATTCTGAAAGAACGTCCTTGGCATCGCTTGATGCGGAATTAATCCCTTTATATTTCTCAGGATTGGCACCGTTAAGGGCAAATATCAGCAGCGTAGGATTAGCCTTGTAGTCCTTGTTCACATGCATTTCAGATATCAGGTCGAACAGAACTCCTTCAAGGTGGTCGTTATGTACCTGCCGTGCCGCGTTCATCTGCTCAAGGAAAAGGATATCGTTCTTGCGCCAGGACTGCACGGTGGCTGCGGATACTTTTGCGACTTTGGCAGCCTTTGAGATTATCCCAAGGGATTCAAAAGCTTTGAGGAATCTTTCCTGCCTGTCGATTGTATCCTGGCTTGGGTTTCCTTCGGATACCCCTGGGTGTCTGCCCATATTATTCTCCTACCGTACGCCTGTCCCACGGAATCGGGTAGTTATCCCAGTATTTAAAATTTTTATACCTGATAACCGCACCTATTCCAATCACCACGAGGCCCAACCCGGCTATTGCGAGTTTGATTTTCACAGTACCTCCCGGTTAAACGTCTGTTGTTATCACGTCCTTTGCAAGCGCAATGATACCTGCGCTGGCTACACCGCTTATCTCTGACATCCCCTTAAAGATTCCAATTATAGCTATAGTGCCAAGAATAATAATTGCACATAAAACCTGGGGTCTAACTCTTGAAATCAAGCTAATCCTCCTACCATTAGAAGAATATACACGGAGACTTGTGTATAATCAAGCTGACACACGGAGTTGGTAGGGGGCCGGCAACCTCCTCCCCGCACCTCCACAAAAAAATTGCAGGGTCAAATTTCATCCGTACGTCTGAAACCAACTTATGGCGTTTAGTGTCATGGACTTCTTGAGGGCCGGAAACTGGACTAACTTCTGGCCCTCTTTTTATAGAGGCGATTAGCGTCCACAGCCGTCTCCAGGGAATTAGGGAATCTACTTTGAATCCGGCAATTTCTACAGATAGCCTTAGACCACTGACCGGCAGGCGGCTCCAATACCCAATGATGAGTACAGTCTTCTAATGCCATCTTTTGCCTCGCGCAGGTGTTGTTACATGTAACAATTGTAACAATACACTCATGTTACAAAAATAACAACGTAGTACCATACAGTACGTAGTTGTTATTTTTGTTGTAACGTAACAAAGAAACAAGAGAAAGAATGTAAAATTCACAGAACCTGTTTTTAATAACAGAACCTGTAAATTTACATCAATTGTGAAAAATTACAGTGATTGTAAGTAAAGCTAATGTGACATGTATAGCGCCTACACTGCCAGGTGCAAGGGCCTTTTGTAAAAAAATTCTGTCATGGGTACCCACCACCAACTACCACACACTCTAAGACATACCCCCTTACCTTACACTTAGCAACCAAACACCTACTACCACCATTCTTACCTCCCAGCACCTTGCACACCCACCTTACACACAGCAACCAACACCTACCACCTCTCACTTACCACCAACCACCTAACAATCAACCACCTAACAACCAATCAACGCGGAACCGTGAAATCTTGCTCACGCAGTAATGGAACACGAAGGGCAGTCACAAATCAGGAAGGGCCACAGTGAATCAGTGTGTTGCATAGCAACAACACACTGATTCAAAAATTGGGCCTGGTTTTAGAGTAGTGTGTTGCAAAGCAACAACACACTACTCTACCTGGAAGTTTTTTATCGTTGTGTTAGGTTTGAGAAATAAGGCCCATTTTTACAATTGTTGAGTTTGATTGTGAAATACCAACAAACACACCCTCATTGTTTCCTATTGTCTATTAAGTACAAACATTGCTTGACATTGCTTGCTAGATATAGATAATAGCTAGCGTATGTCTAAAAATAGGAAACGAAACCATACTAGGAAGAATCTAAATCCTTCCATGATTGAATATCAAAATCGAAAGATTGAGCAATCATTCGCGCCTAATAAACCTAAGTTTGTTAGTCACAATGGTAACTTTGCCATTCAAGCTAATTTACCATTACGCACTAAGCATAATAGGTACAACGAAAATAACGAGAGATTAGACAGAGTCGCAGTCAACAAGATTGAATACTCTAATAACAGAAAAGACATATTCGGAAAGTTATTAAATCCAAACTTTGATAAAAAGATATTCAATGTACAAGGTTTCCAATTAAAGCTAGATATGTATTTAGCACATCCTAAGAAACCCAATCCGAAACCAACACCATTATCTAAATATGAAAATATCAATAATGGATTATTTAAGAAATTCAATAAACCAATTATTCACAAACCCAAACGGACAATCAGAACATTGGTATCCGTTGCGGATTGTGATTTATACAAAAT